TAGATGAATTTGAAAATATTTCTTATACCCGAGATACTAAAACGATTTATTTTAGTTTCACTTTTAAAGGCCAACGAATCACGGTTCAACCCGAAGATATGAAAGATGAAAAATCTTGGCGTACTAAATTATTAAAATATGGAATTTTTTGGTTATCTTTACCTAAAACAAGAGCAGGCCCAGCTCCTTTTGAATTACTACTTAAAGAACTTACAGCACGAGCCATTGAAAATGAAAAAATGAAATTTACTGATACCATTGATGAAGAAAAATATAATACTCTTAAATCCTTTTTTGAAAAAACAATCGAAGAAGATGATTTTTCTAAATTAAAAGATGGTTATGTGGTGTTAGATTCTAAAACTAGAATATGTTATTTCAAACGTTCTACTTTAGAATATTATATCAAAGCTCATGCTACTAAAATCTTCAGTAGCACTATGGAAGCTTTACATTATTTAGGTTGTGAACGACATGAATACTATGAAGGACAAAAAAATATTTGGTATGTTCAACTGCCAGAATTTACTAGTCATGTAAAAATTACAACTACCAAAAATACTAAAAAAGAACCAACTGAGCTAGATGATGAATACCACACAGGAACAGGAAAATTTAGAACAAAAAAATCTAAAGAGCCTTTACCACAAGACAATTAAAATCTTCGGTCCACCTGGTACAGGAAAAACTGAAACTTTAATTGCTAGGGTTTTAACTAAAGCTTTGCAACATAATATTTCCCCTCAAGCTATTGCCTTTATTTCTTTTACCAATAAAGCTGTCGATACTGCAGCCATGCGTGCTTTAAAAGCTTTTCCTCAATATACCTCAGAAGATTTTTACCGGTTTAAAACTTTACATAAATATTGCCGAAGATATTTTGATGAAGATATTTTTGATCCTAAAGATTGTATGGTGGATTTTGCTTTACAGACAAAAATTATTAAACAAAGTGATAAACGACTAGCTGATGATAACTTTACTTATCAAGACTGGTCTTTAGGAATTTATAGTAAATCAAGAAATATGTTAAGCACACCTCAAGCAATTTATAAAAAAGAATCTTATCAAAAGGATTCTTTGGATGTCTTGTTAAAAAAAATTAGAGCATACGAAGATTATAAAAAATCAGGAGCGGAGAAAGCTTTAATAGACTTTGATGACATGATTGAAAGAACAATTGAAGAAGTTAACTTTCCTCCTCTTAAGATTTTAATTATTGATGAAGCACAAGATTGTACTCCTCTTCAATGGTCAGTTATTTATAAAATAGCTAATAATGCCGAAAGGATTTATTTAGCTGGAGATGACGATCAAGCTATTTATGAATGGAATGGGGCTGATCCTAAATATTTTACTCACTATTTTCCAGGACGTAAAGTAAGATTAAGAATTACGAGAAGGTTTGGACATGCTATCCATCATTTTTCTCAAATTATCAGACGAGGTATTTTAAATAGCGCAGAAAAAGACTACACTTATTTAAAAAAAGCTGGGTATGTTAAACATTATTTAAACTTCAGAGAAATTCCTTTTAATAATTTAGAGGATACTTGGTATATTCTTGGGAGAATTAATAGAACAGTGAATGAATTACGAATGCTCGCTAAAGACTCAGGGTTGTATTTTTCAGATAATGAAGATATAAAATGTTTTGACCAAAATCAATGGGAAGCAATTAAATGTTGGACACATCTTTCAAATGGAAAACAAATAAACAAAAAACAAGCAGAAAAAATGTATAAGTATATTCGGGAACTAAAAGATTCCAAATTCAGAACTTCGAAATTCTGGCATGGTGAATCTGATCTCAATACTTATGATTTTAAAAAACTTACTCAATCGTGTGGACTAGATCTCCTTCCGTCAGCACAAAAGAAATCGTGGTGGCATATCTTAAAAAGAAATTTTACTTCTCAACAAATTTTTTATTTTATAAGATTATTAAAACGATACGGACAAAATGAATTAGACGAAAAACCTAAGATCATTATCGACACTATTCATTCAGTCAAAGGAGGCGAAGCCGACCACGTTGTGTTATACTCTAAAGCTAATTATCCTTCTCACTTTAAAAGTAAATCACGAGAAGAAAAAACGAATGAGAAAAAAGTATGGTATACAGGTGCAACTCGTGCTAGAAAGACGATTCATTTATTGAATACAGATTATAAATATAACTATCCAATAGGAGGAGATTATTTAACCTATGTTCAAGAAAAATAAGATGAGTTACCAACAAAGATTTGCCCGCATGGTTAAAAAAGTAAAAAAAGAAACCAAATGGCGTGACATCTTTAAAATAGTTAAGGAAGTACAGAAAAGAATTCAATGAAAAGTATATTTCTTTTACTTATTTTAATTTATGTTTATGGATGCAGTAAAAATTCAGGAGGAATAGATTTCAATCCTGTGAGTACTATTGTCCAAGAAATAATCAAATCCGTAAATAAAAATGACTGATAAAGACATGTTTAAAAGCACTACCTATCAAACCCTGCAGGAGCAAGTAGGTGGAAAACATTATAAAGGAATGAAGATTCAGCCTGCAGAGTTTATTAATGAAAATCATTTAGAATTTGCCGAAGGCTGTGTCATTAAATATGTTTGTAGGCATAAGAAAAAAGATGGAGAACAAGATATTGATAAAGCTATTGATTATCTCAAAATGATTAAAGAGAGAGATTATTCGTGAGAATACTAGAAGATGATTATCAAAAATATGCTGACTGTATCAGAATGGAACAAATGGCCGCTCCTGAAATTGTTGACCTATTCAAAGATAAAGAATTTAAAAAATGGTACCACAAAAAATATAATATAATATCAAAGGATTAAATGAGTCTACAACTATCAATGAATTTTAAAAAACATATCTGGTCGTGTCCGGCTGAATACAAAGATCTGTCTCAGGCCAAAGAAATTGCAATTGATTTAGAGACGAGAGATGAAGGAATTAATTCTGGCCAGGGAGCAGGATGGGCTACTGGCAATGGAAATATTATTGGTTTTGCTGTCGCTATAGAAGGATGGCAGGGCTACTATCCTTTTGCACATTACGGAGGAGGTAATATGATTCCTGAGCAGGTAAAAAAATACATGAAAGATGTCTGCTCTCTGCCTTGCATAAAAATATTTCATAATGCTCAATACGATGTTGGCTGGCTCGAACAAGAAGGAATTAAAGTTAAAGGCCAAATTGTAGATACAATGGTGGGTGCTGCTATTGTTAATGAGAATCGATGGTCCTATTCTTTGAATGCCTTAGCTAAAGACTATTTAGGCGAGATCAAAGCTGAAACAGATTTGATTAATGCAGCCAAAGAACATGGGGTTGATCCTAAAGGAGAAATGTGGAAACTCCCTGCTGAATACGTTGGCTTTTATGCCGAACAAGATGCACGGCTCACGTACCTTTTATGGCAACAACTTAAAAAAGAAATTATGCAACAAAGCTTGGAAACAATTTGGGAACTGGAATCTAGCCTACTCCCAGTATTGATAGCAATGCGTCAACGAGGGGTAAGAGTACAAGTGGAGTTAGCTGAAAAATTACGAACAAAAATGCAGCTCCAAGAAAAAGAAATACTACTGGCCATAAAAAAAGAATCAGGACTAGACACAGATATCTGGGCAGCACGTCAAATCGCAACAGCTTTTGATAAGCTGAAGATAGACTACCCACGGACTGCCAAAACAGGTGAGCCATCATTTACTCAAAACTGGTTGATTAACTGTAAACATAAAATTGCTAAATTGATCGTAAGAGCAAGAGAAATAAATAAATTTCACAATACCTTCTTATCTTCTATCATGAAATACCATGTAAAGGGAAGGATACATGGTGAAATAAATCAACTTAGATCAGATAATGGCGGAACTGTGTCGGGACGCTTGAGTATGTCCAATCCAAATCTTCAGCAGGTGCCCGCTCGCAACAAAGAGTTTGGTCCTTTGATCCGATCTTTATTCATTCCTGAAGAGGGACAGCTGTGGGGCTCTTTTGATTACTCGCAGCAAGAACCACGAATGACGGTTCACTATGCAGCTTCTATTGGTAATGGATATGCAGGCAGTAATGAATTAGTGGAAGCTTATCATAAAGCCAGCACAGACTTTCATCAAACTGTAGCAGATCTAGTAGGCATCGATAGAACTCAAGCTAAAACGATAGGTCTTGGATTAATGTATGGAATGGGAAAAAATAGATTAGCTACCTCTCTAGGAGTATCCAAAGAAGAAGCCAATGTTCTTATTTCTAAATACAATCGAAAGGTGCCTTTTGTTAAATTATTATCTGATCGTTGCACGCAAACTGCAAATGATAAAGGAGTGATTCGAACCAAGAAAGGTAGAAAATGTAGATTCGATATGTGGGAGCCCAAAGACTTCGGCCTATTTACTGCAGAACCTTTTGATACTGCAGTAGCTAAATATGGACGAGACAATATTAAACGGGCTTATACTTACAAAGCTCTTAATCGTTTAATTCAAGGATCTTCAGCCGATCAAACCAAACAAGCCATGTTATCTTGTGCTGAAGCAGGATATCTTCCTATTCTTCAAATTCATGACGAATTATGTTTTAATATAACTAAAAAAGACATTCCTCATATTAAAAAAATAATGGAAGAGTGCATTGAATTTAAATTACCTTTCGTTGTAGATGTAAAGACAGGAGAATCCTGGGGCAAAACAACGTGATTCCAGATGATGCTCGATACTTTGCTGGAATTTTAGATGGCGAAGGATGGGTAGACTGCACAAAAAGACTAAAGAAATGTTCCAATAATAAATCTTATAAATGTTCTAGTATTCATATTGAAATTCAAATGACTCATAAAGGAGTAATGGAATGGCTTAAGGAAAAAGCTGGATTTGGAACTTTACGTATGCGCAAGGCTGCCTCTCATCAAAATTTTGATAATTGGAGATGGAGGTGTTCTTTCAGAGATGCTTATAAATTGGCCAAAGATGTAACACCTTACAGTATTGTAAAGAAAGAAGTTTTACAACGAATCGTAGATCACTACGATAATTAAATGTATTTAGTTTTCTTTATTTTTTTATTTTTCTTTTTTGCGTACTTCTTAGCTTTCTCTTTGCCTTCTTTTGTATACTCAAATTTTTTTCCATCTACTGTCGGCATTTAGTGTCCTTTTAAATATTCTGGTTTTTTATTTTCTTCTTCGAATTCTAACTCACCAATAGCTTCATCTAATTCTTCAAATAATTCGTCTTCTTTTTCTTCTAATCTATCAAGAGCGGCTTTTACTTTTTTTATTTTTTTTAATGCTTTACTCATGTTGCAATCGAAAATTTTTCTTCTTGTTCCAATTCATTTTCAATTAGCTTCTTAACATTTTTAGTTTTAATCTCTATCCATTTCATCTCTTCACGTTGCGATGTTAAAGCTTACCTCGCCCACTTGTGATCCAGGTTTAGTTTGTCCTGGACTAGTTGTTGTAGTGCCATCCTTTACCTCCTCAAAAGTAATAAAGGTACGCTCTGTTACATAAAACCCTTCGTTCAAGTCCGGTTTTGCCGTACCCTCATCGATCATTTTCTTGAAGCCTAACAATGCCTCTTTGTCAGTGTTCGCTTTAACTATAACATCATAATACGATCCACTCGACCTAGCTTGGAATCGATAGGTCTTCATAAGTGATAATACGACAACTTGGGAGAGAAAGTCAAGGCTTTACCCCTATACAATCAAGCTCCCCCTCAGTGTAATAGTTACCACAGTAGGGAGGAGTAAGGCTGTCATTGTTTAAACGAATTTTAGTCATAATAGTGTCTATTCTGTCGCCGCATTCATCTAAAGTAACATAAGACTTACTTGGACCTTCATAATATTGGAAACAGTTTTCTGCTGACTCTCTATTATCAGTTGGATCAGCTATACAAAAATATCCAAAAACAATAAAGGCAGAAAGACTCATTTTATATTCATACAGAAGGCCGTCGTACAACACAAGTATATTTAGTGCCAATTTGATAACGATTAACATATGCAGGACCTAACTCCTGAAGTGCCACAATTGAACGCTCATGAGCAGCTACAGAGCATTCAGACCATGTATCAAAGAGTTCTTTAGATTCCATAGGAGGCCAACAATCTGTCCCACTTACTGAAAAAGAGCATATCCATAATATTAATAAAAATTTCATATTTGTATTGACATTTTTTATCCTCTCCCATATACATAAGAAATAATGAAGCTGAAGAGCAAAAGTCCTTTATTCAATACTATCATAAGCAAAGTAGACGATCTACTCGCGGGCATACCTTCTCATGATCATGACGCAGCAGCTTTAGAAGATTCTATGGATTTCGATCAATATGTAGATAGTATTAAAGAATTAAAACTGCAAGATGAAACTGGAGCAGAACTTAATCCTTTTAGTACACATGTAGCCAGCCGATTGGTCTACGATGAACTAGCAGCAAGACGGGACGAAAAAAATGAATGGAAGGAACAATGAAAATAACTAATGTAATTTTAAGAATAAGAGAACATGAATACGATAAGTTAGTATCTGTTTCTGTTGAAGATGTTATGCGCCACAATGATGAAGCAGAAAAAGTAGCGGAGAATCTAAGAAAGATTGATGATATTAAAAAAGAAAAACTTAATCATTACCATGTGGCAAGAGTAACCTACTAATGAGTAATTGGACCATTCTATTTTTAATATTCTTATTAATGATGATGTTCCCTAAAATTACTTTAGTTTTAATTGGAGCAATAACATATGGTCTTATTTACTGACGATGAAGTTACTGATGAAGAGGCATTCGCAGCTATGGTAGCCCAAAAAGAAGACAATCCGACTATGGTAATTGATAAGCCCTTTGGTAAAGCTCAATTCGGCAAAGGCCAATATGAAAAAGCTCCTTATTATTTAAAAGATTTACAAGTTAATAGAATTAATAAAAAGTTAAAATTAATTAAGCATAAATTGCAGGATATTAAAAACACAGTTGATCTCTTGCTAGATAGACTTGATAAATTAAGATGACTAAAACTTTGCATGAAATATTAAAAGCAAGTCCTAATATGACTTACAATGAAGCATATAAAGTTTGGGAAGATCTAAAATTAAAGAAAGAGGTAGGCGCTTGTATAACAGCTGGTATGAAAAGAGATAAAGAGGCAATGGAAAAAATGAAACAGGAAAGAGAAATTAAAAATAAATCACCTGAGATGAAAGAGGCTCAGGCAACAATTAAAAAGCTAGAAATTGAAAACGATCTTTTACGAGATAAATTACAAGTAAAAGAATTACAAACAACCACTAACCAATAAGGAGGAAACATGGACATAACTAAATGGAAAAGCGTTGCAGTCAAAATGGAAGACTAC